TTGTGCGCTTGGACGCGGGATTCGATCTGGCTGTTGATTTTGCCCAGCAATTGAAGCGCGATGCGCTGCGCGGCTGGCGGTTGGGTGGTTGGTAGTTCGATGAGGCTCATAGTTGTTTAGTCGGCTTGTCCCGCGAGGTAGAACACGCAGATTTCGATGGCTCCTGCGGTGAAATTTGATCCCTTGGCAGTCAGCGTCACTTCGCCGCCTGCGGTAAAGCATTCGATGGTTCCAGCCGTCCAGTTGGCATTGTCGGAAGTCGTGCCGATAGCCGTTCCAGTAATGTCGCCCCAGCGGTCGGCGTCCGTGCCGTCACCGATGGTGTAGCCTGTCGCGCCTGTGAGGGTGGTGCCGACTCGCGTGGTCACGCCGACAACGACCGCGCCGTCAGGGATGAATGTGCCTGTGGTAGTGGCCGATGCGCCAGAGAGGGCGGAGAGCGTTTGCTTCACGCTCTTGACGGTCATGCGCTGAAAATTCGTGTCGCTTGTATAAGTCGCGTATTGCCTAAATTCCTGCGCCGTAGTTGTTCGGCGTTGGGCAATTACATGGCTGGCATCTCGTATTAACGCGGATTCAAGTTCGCCGAACTCTATAAAACCTGTGGTTCCCATTGTAATGCGGCCGACAGTTGAACCACCTACGCCGCCAAAAACCATAGATGTGTTTATCGCATACAAATTTTGTCCGAAAAAAATCCAATTTGTTGATCCGCTTGAAAGGCCTACCCTAAAATAGCTGGACGTTGTTTCTAAACCACCAGTATCACTCAGACCGCCGCGTATCATTATTGCGCCGTCTTTGCGAACAGCAAACCGCTCGGCTCCACCAACATTTACTTGAAACAATCTTGATGCCGCATTGCTCGCCGTGTCCGTAATGTTCAGCTTGATAGCCGAAGGCGTTCCCGTGGTGTTCCAAGTGCCCGCGAGATCAATGACGCTCTGCGCGTTGCTGCCTGTGAGCGAATAGCCCGTGACGGCATAGGCTGCGGTGTTGGCGGGGGGTGCGCCTGTGAGGGAGGTAAAAGCTCCTGTGTTAGGGGTGGTCGTTCCGAGGGCTGCGGGGCTGGCTGGGTCAAATGTTGACGTAGCCGTTAAGGTCGTCCCGCTAATCGACAGCCCCGATCCCGCCTCCAGATAGCGCAGCTTGGATTCCGAATCGTCCCAGAAAATAATGCGGTCAGCGTTCGGGTCATCGGCAACCAGATCAGACCCCGACACGCTCAAGACATCTGCGGTGGATGCGCCGACTGCGGTGACGCCCGATCCCGTAGCCGACAACTCCCCCGCCGACAGACTCAAGCCCGAGCCGATTTGGATCTCCTCGATGGCCCCTGTGCTGCTGCTTGTCCTTCCGAGTATCCTCGCTGTGGCTTGGGTGAGGCCCGATGTGGTGATGGAGCCAGAGGCGGCTGCGCCTGTAACGTCTGCGAGAACGTGGGTGTGGTTGCCTGCGGCTACTTGTGTGCTGCCTGCGCCGACTGGCAGGCGGGCTACGTCGAGTGTGCCAGAGGTGATGTCGGAGGCGGCGTGAGTGTGCGTATCGACGGCAACGGGCATCCACTCTTGCGGCCCTGCTCTGTAAATAAAACGATACTGCTTGTCTACTTCCGTGATTGTAACAAGCGTCTGTGGCGAGCCGACAACAGGGTTATATCCAATAGTGACAGACGCATTGATAAAATTAGTGCTGCGAAATACTGCAATGTCTCCCTCTTGAGAAGCTGTAATAGGAAGGGTGATGGTGTAGGCGCTGCTATAGTTACTGACATCGAAGATGCGCGCTCGGCCTGCCGACAAAGTTGTTGCCCCCGTGATGCCTGAAGATGTGAATAACGACTGCGCCCCAATATCACTCGGTGCCAGCGCATCCGTGCCGCCTGTGGAATGGGATACTTTGTGCGCCGTGGGCGTCCTCGCGTCCGAAAGCCGCGCATCATTCCCCTCGCAGGCGGTTCCAGCCGTAGATCCGTAGCTGACCGTGAGCGTTCTATTAGCTGTAAGATCTCCTCCGCCTGTAAGCCCAGTTCCCGCGATAATTTGGCGACCTGTCGGAACACCCCCAATGTTAGTCAATGCGGTTGCGGGATTTGAGACATCGGAAAGATTGTTAACCTCCAGTAGCGCACCTTGCGCTGTCAAAAGCCCGCCCACATTGATAGTCCAAGCCGTGAATGGCCCGCCGCTCCCCTCCACGGTATCGACATTAACTACCAATTCTGTCCCAGAGTAGCTGGTAACAAAAGCATGCATGTGGCGGGCTGCATCGTATACAATGGTAACGTCCTGTGTCGGGGTGTAGCTAAGTCCTGATTGGACAACGAACGTCTTAGATCCCGTAGTAATTGAATGGGAGCTACTGGAAGTTGTTAGATAGCGGTCTCCGCGATTGGCCAACGTAAATGCCGTAGTGGCAATTTGGGTAGTATCAGTTCCAGCAGCAGCAGTAGGTGCTGTCGGGGTTCCCGTGAGAGCGGGAGATTCTAGATTGGCTTTGAGATTTAGTGCCGTCTGGGTCGCCGTGGATATGGGCTTGTTGGCATCAGACGTATTGTCCACATTGCTTAATCCGACATCAGACTTTGTGGCAGAAGCTCCAACAGTTGCCCGCCCCTTGGCATCAACGGTGACCTTGGTATAGGTTCCCGCGCTTACCCCTGAAGTGGTTAAAGTGGGACTGGGGTAGGTTCCTGTGAGATCTCCGCCTGCGGGGCCGCTGGGTGCGGTGGAGATGGTTCCCCATTCGGGCGCTGTGGCTCCGCTATTTACCTTTAGGACTTGGCCCGCTGTGCCGATAGGAAGCCGCTCGTTGACCAGAGGGCCGCGATAGAGGGTATCGCCTTGGTTGGTTAGGATAGATTCTCCCCCACCTCCAGAAGTGCCATAGCGAGGAAGGATCTGCCATCCACGGGTAGATCCAGTATAGATCATTGTGAAGTAGGCTCCTTCGACGTTGCAGACAAGGTTTTCTTCCAGACTTTCGATTCTTTGTCCGTTTCGGGCGATGGTCAGTGGATTAGTGTCGAAGGTCTCCGAGTAGTCGAAGATATCAATGGAATCACCAGCATTCGGGCTTGCGGGTAGCGTAAGAGTAAACGCCCCTCCAGAAGTATCGGCTGCGATGTTTTGGGAATTAGAGAGTGTCTGAGGACTAGAGACTACTGTGTAGTTGATGTTGGCTTGCGGGCCACTAGGCCCAGTAGGGCCGCGCTCCACCACCTCAATGATCTCAATCTCCCTCTCTGTGATCTCAATGACCTCTTGGCTCATCGGGCAATCTCCTGATAGACCTTAGCCTTACCAGTGGCAAATGCGATATAGGTATAGCCGAGGTAGAGTTCGATTTCGTAGACGTTGTCGCCTGCTGTTAGGTTCGCGGCCTGCGTGGCGGTAATTTCTATTTCGATTGTTCCAGCCGTTCCGCCAAGTGTAATGCCTCCTCCAGAGGTTAGAGTGAGCAATGTAGCACTATCCTTGGCGCACTCCCGAATCACCATGTTGGCCCCGTAGCCCGAAAGATTGACTGGGACATTGGACTTACCCTTGCAGGACTTAGTCAAATAACGAAACTTCGCCGTCCATGTCTTTCCTTGGACGATTTCAATATCTCTTTCAAGTCTCCAGTAGTTGGTCATTTATAAACTGGTAGCCAGAATTGATTGGTTCCAACACGAATTTCAATGAAGTCATTGATCTGGTTGTTGGTTGCGGGGTTTGAGTTGGTGTGGTTGGTGGAGAAGTCTACAAACCCATCTACCACAAGATTGGTCTTCGCCGTTAATGTAGATGTGGCGGTCAAGGTGCCAGATGCTGTGACATTGGAGAAGGAGACGTTGTTAGTGGTTCCGAGTTCTATGGCATTGCGGAAATTGGCATTATTGGTATTGGTGAGGGCTGGGAGGGGGAGGCCAAGGTTGGTGCGGGTGATGGCGACATCGGCGGCGGCATTGGTGCCAACAAATGCTATTGGAGACAAAAGCTGCAATTCAACAGTGCGGATTTGGAAAGACCCGCCTTCAGCAGCAATAAAGTTTTCTTCAAAATTGATCTCAAACCCAAAAGGCGGACTGCTTATATAAGAAGGAGTAAGCTGCGAATATTCAGACTCCGTAGATCCCACAACCGCCGATGCAAAAGTAACCGAATTCGATGACCCCAGCCCAATCGCCGTTCGGAAATTTGTGGCGTTGGTATTGGTTAGCCATGTGGCTCCGAGGCCGAGGTTGGTGCGGGTGATTGCTGCACCAGTGCTGTTGTTAGTTCCAAAAGAAAGCGCCAAGGTAGGAGCGTTTAGGCTAAGAGCACTATCAATGGTAACTCTATCAGGGGTTCCTTGCCAACCAAGTGCAACTCCCCCATTAGAAGACGCCGTAAAAGAAGCATTTGCCGCTCCAGATAAAACAGCCCCAAAAGTAACGGAATTGGTTGAACCAAGACCAATCGCCGTGCGAAAATTCGTGACGTTGGTGTTCGTGAGCCATGTTGCTCCGAGCGACAAGTTTGTTCTGCTTGCCGCCGCATTGGCTGCGGCGTTGGTGCCCGAAAAGAAGATGGGCTCAACATAAGAGATGTTGTCAGCCAATATCCACGCCCCACTGCGATATATCAACAAAACCGCTTCATCAAGCTGATTAAGAGTGATTAGGTTTGTTGCCGCGCCCAATTGCCTAATAGCCGTCACTGCGCTGGTTGTTTGAGCAAGATGGGTAATAGTAGCTCTATCTCCTTCAAATGTGGTTGCGGGATTTGTTGGAAGTGTCACCGTGTTGGTAATTCCCGAAACCGAAGGAGAAAGGCTGAACAGGAATAGATTGCGGCTATTTGTGGCGCTATTTGTTGATGTTCCAGTAACATTTGTCTGATATTGGACAGTTGTGGATATCGGGGCTGCTGCCCAGAAGTTGGTTGGACTCACCACATCTCCATTGGTATTCACCAAAACTGGATTGGTGTTGGAGCCGAATAGTGCTGCTTGGAAGTCGGCGGCGTTGACGTTGGTTAATCCGCTCCAAGGAAGGCCAAGATTGGTGCGGGTGGCGGCGACTGAACCAAAGGAGACTGGGACACCAAAAGAAGCGCCCTGTGCGCCGACAGAAAAAAGAGGCGCTCCAATATAACTAAAAGTTACAGACTGATTATTAGTTGCGCTAATACTAATAATTGAATTTGAAATAGAAAGGCTCCCAAATGTAATATTACCAAATGCAACATTATTAGTTGCCCCGAGGCCAAGGTTGGTGCGGGTGATGGCTGCGGCTGCTGTAGTGCCAAAACCAACTCCATTTACGATTGTTAGGTTGGTGCTTGATACATACCAAACAACCGATCCGTTTCTATAATATCCAAAATCACTAGGGCCAGCGCCGACACCCCCAAATCCAGTATTTGTTTGTCCCAGTGTAAGGCTAAAGATTGAAGATGAAGCAACCTGTGTAGATCGAAGTGTTGCAAAAATGCCATCGTTGATTTCTCCAAGCCCAATGGCGTTACGGAAATTTGTAGCATCGGTGTTGGTAAGCGCAGACCAACCGAGACCGAGTCCTGTGCGAGCATTTGAAGCATCGGCGCTCCAGAAATTCGTGGGCTGGACTACGGCATTGTTGGTTCCAACAAGAACATTTCGCGTTTGTCCGAAGCCCGAAACAACCAAGGCTCCACCGATAATAAGTGAGAGAATATATTTCATTGTTACATTAATCGCTTCCAAACACGTTTTGTTCCAGCTTGGCTATCATAGTCACTAGGACGAACTACGAATGGTAGGTTTTCGGCGTCCGTTCCTTCGGTTAGTTGGTAGATGGCTGGCAGTCCGCTAATTACCAAAAAGATAACAATACCAACTGCATAGGTTCCACTCACAGTGTTGAGTCCATCGAGATTGGTTGCCCCTCCACCATCCAAACCAGTAACCGAAGGCTCTACCCGAAGGATATTAACACTAGGTGTTTGAATCGGGGTCGAAGAAACGCCGATAACACTGGAAGATGGGATAGGGATGCAGATCTTGCTCATTTATCGGGTAACCTCTGGTGAAATGATAACATTGCCTTGCAGGATTCGGGTTGTGACGGCCCCATTGTAAAGCTCAAGGTCATATACGGCTTTATCACAGACCGAGAGCGATGCCGTGTCAGATGCCGAAATAAAAAGCCTAATAGATCCTGTAGCTTCATTCAAAACAATTCTACCATTAGTTGTAGACAGTTCAAGAATTAGTGCTTTGGATTCGGGCTTTGACCGAATATGCATTTTGGCCGTATAACCAGCAAGATTAACGGGAGCCGAGGGTTCGCCCGTCTCGTAAAACAAAGTCTGGTTAAAAGTCGCGCCTTGGAATATACAGATATCCGCTTCGGCAATCGGTAGTTGAGCCATAAACCCAAACAGAATCTACCATTTTGTCTTTAGAGTCAAGGACTGTTTAAGTTTCTTGAAGGTTTCTTTATTAATTCGCTTCTTCTCTTCTATTGCTTCGCTTCCAGCCATTGCCCCGAATACCTTACGGGCGACAAATAATCCTACGGCAAAGGAATCGAATAAGTCGGGGGATTTTCCGATCCTTTTTTTCATGTCAGTCTTGGACTCAATAATAATCTTCCGAGTCCTTCGCACATACTTTCTCTGGGTCATCTCCCATGCCAGATCGGGGCTAATCCCCTTGAGTTGTTCACATTCTAAAAAGTAGCGAGCGGCGAAACAGAGTTCGGAGGCCATATTGTGGAACAATTCCTTGCCAACTTGGGGCTTTCCTGTGACTTCGTTCCTCATGGCGTATTGGGCGCTGACAGGAAGGTCGGATGCCGCTCCTGCAAAACTCACTGCGTGCCAGCCTTTTAGGAGTTCTCGTTCTCCGATTGACCAGAAGATACCGCCAGCCGAAGCGTCCACCCCCATCCATTGATTCGGAATTCCTAATTTAAGGGACAAATCGTGAATTTGCTGGATCATCTCGTATTGAAAGTCTTCCTGAGATCCCGCTCTTCGGTTAAGGACATACTGCTTTTCGACAGCTATCGCCCATTTGCCGCTAATCAGCTTGCCATACTTAAGGTGGGTAAACACAAATCTATCACCACCTTCAGTGTAACTTGGGTCAATGCCAGCAATATCTTTCGGGGTTCCATCCCAGATCGGCTTGTCTAGCGCCCCATGGCGGGCCAGCAGGATGTCCGAGACAATCGTGGAGTCATCGGCGTCTGCGGGAGGCCAGAAGCCCCGAAACTTTCTCCAATACTGGGGATTAAGTTCTCCGAGTTCCTTTCGGGCCAAGGCCACATCATTAGGTTTGGGAAGGAACGGATAGCGCAATCCCTTGCCAGCGTCGAAGGACTGTTGGTTGGGATTGTCATTTTCTGAATCAAACCTTATACACACTCCCTCAATGCCTGCTACCCGTATCTTCCAGTTTGGGGTATTCTCGTCCACGCTCATCCATCCCTTTATGGGTTCGCAAAACTTCCCGTGGGGATCGAATATAGAAGATGGGTTACCAGCGCCGACGATATAAAGTTCTTGAGCGCCCTTAAATCCCCACACGGCTTGGGAAATTACGGAAGGCGAACAGTCTTGTAACTCGTCAATAATCAACACGATACGACGATTTTTCTTACCTTGAAGTCGCTTCTGAGCATCGTCTTTGTATTCGTCACCCGCCGCTAGAAGCATAATCGAAGACGCATCACTAACCCCTGTTTCGGGGTCGATCACTGCTCCTTCTTCATCTGAGAGCTTAATGATATCCATGGACTCAATAAGTCTGCCAGAGGCTAATCCCATGTTTCGGGCTTCGCGATACATCTTGACCAGTGCCGCCCAAATACGCTGCTTGGCGTCGATCTTGGACGTAGAGACCACAATGGTCATTGTATTGATCGGGTCGCAGAACCAATTGACCAGCGCAAACGCCGCCATCCCGTAGGATTTACCAGAGTCCGTTCCGCCAGCGAGACCAGTAACGCTTCGGACAAATCGGTTGCCTGTAGCCTCGTCCACCTCATAGACTTGGTTACAGAATGCCTGTGCGCTGAGTTCCGCCCACCTATGCCATTGGAAGGTTGGCCAGATTGCCGAGACAATATTACGATAATGTCGAGCCTTGCCTAACCCTCCTTCTTCGGGGGTAAGTCCCTGCAAGAAGGCATCCATCTCAATACGGATTGGTGTAATCGCCTGCCCGTCTTTGGGTAACCACAATCTCCCGTATTTCTCTATCCCTTGATCAACTGTTGCCATTTATGAAATTTATACTAAACTAATCTGGATGGAGAAAAAGCGCAAGAGCGGAGAGCGGGATTGGGACTCGCCCGAAAACCGTATTAAAAAACAGAATGCATTTCGGCTCTATGCTGCTGGAAGAGATTTGCCAGAGGTAATGAAAGCATTGGAAACAAAGCATAAACCAACTCTGGAAAAGCTGATCTATAGCGAGAGATGGGACGAGTACGTTAAGGTCTGGCAGGAAAATCCCGAAGCAGAAAACCTCTACCCTTGGGATAAAGAACGCCCCGCAACCTTGGTTACTCCTCCATCTAGAATGGAGGAAATGGACAAGAAGCGCAGGCTTGAATGTATTAAGGGATTTTCTATGTATTGTTCGGGGCGCACCCTGCGGGATATTGCCGAGGAACTGAAGGTAAGCGAATCTACTGTATGCCTATGGCGGGATACTCAACGCTGGATTCAGTGCCGCGAACGTCTGGTCAACGAGCAATCTCCTGCCCCTTGGGAAGATGACGGTGTTCCTTCTGTGATGTCGGAAATCACAGCATCTTTGGAAACAATGAAAAAATCGATCAAGTTTTTAACTGGCAGGGTTCTGGTGAAGGCCGCTGATGCCGCGCAAGACCTAGATGGCATGGAGGCTCTAGGCATGATGAGAAACATCAAGCAGTTGGCAGAAGCTGCTGCCATCAACTTTTCTGAGGGCAATAATCAGCAGAATGCAATTCAGATTAATATTGCTACCAAGCTTGAATCCATGAAAATTCCCGAAAACAACACTTATGAGGCGGAGTTAGTTGTCAATGAATGAAGCTCCAAAATTTTGCTACGAGAGAAAATCAAGTGTTCCCCCACAGGGATGGTGGGTAAATTGTCCAATTGTAAACGAGCCTGTCCGTGGGGGCGATTGGCATGATATGGTTACGAATTGCGAAAAGCTTTTAATCTCCAAGGGTATTACCCCGCCCGTAGATCTTGTGTCACAAATAGAACACAATCTTTGTGACAGGATGGCTGGAAACGAAAACTGTGTGCCGTGTACCCAAGAAAAACAAACTTTGGGGTTCTCTCAAATTGTCCGATGGGTCAAGGCGATGTATCACTTTGCCAAAGACAACAAGTTCCAGCTAGTCGATCAAGAGGAGGCGGAGCGCAGGGCCAAGATTTGCGCGGCCTGTCCACATCAAATTGCCACTTCTGGCTGTTGGGGATGCAAGGGTATTGCTGGAATGCTTCCGCATATCGCTGGAGCAAGAAAGACTTCTTATGATATGCAACTAAAGGCTTGCGGGGTTTGTGGATGTTATAATGCGGTCTCTGTCCATCTTCCAGTTGATGCACAGGGTGGAGAAGGATTGAATTTCCCAGCATTTTGCTGGAAGGCTACGCCACCTCAAATCGGGTAATCGCCTTGTTGAAGCTCATGTTGGCCACGCCTGTCGGGCCGTCCCTATGCTTGCCGACAATAAACTCCATGGTGGGATTCTGTTCGTGGTCTTGAGCATCTTCGCTGTGAAGCATGATGACGATATCTGAGTCTTGCTCGATTGCTCCAGATCCCTTGAGGTCTGAAAGGCTGGGGCGTCCTCCGCGCTTGTCTGGGTCGCGGTTGAGTTGAGCCAGCACCAGAACAGGAACCTTGAGGGTCTTGGCCAGATCCTTAATACCGCCGCTAATCTCTTCCACCTCGCACACACGGTTGTCTTTTCCACGCTTGCTGTCGCCTTTGACCAACTGGAGGTAGTCAATGATGATAAGATCTAGAGGTGTGCGTTGATGGGCGCGGCGAGCTACCGCCTTGAGATAGCCGATAGATTTGGCCGAGCTATCGTCGCAGATGATTTCGGATGCTTGGATTTCCTGAACCGCCCGTCCAAGGGATTGTTTTTGATGTGGGGTTACCCGACCAGAAAGGATGTCAGCAGCGCCAACACGCGCCCGCGAGCGGATCATGCGCTCCATGAGGGCAACGCTTGTCATCTCCAAAGAGAAGATCAAGACCCGCTTCTTTTGGTTGAGTGCCACGTTTTCGGCAATTTGAAGGGCGCTGGCCGTCTTGCCAACTGCTGGTCTCGCAGCCAAGACAACCATATCTCCACCGCGCAAGCCAAACATGAGAAGATCATCCAGAGGTGTAATACCTGTGCGAATACCGATGCAGGGTTTTCCTGCAATCGTGGATTCGATATTCTGGGCAGCACGATCCAAGGCGTTGTTGATGGATAGCTTGCTGCCGTCATCCATCTCGTAGTCAGCCCGCATGACGGTGGTCTCTGACCAGTTCTTGAGTTCTTCAATCTTTAGCTCGCGGTCTCTGGCCTTATGAACCATGTCATTGGCCAAGTATTCCAACGACCTTCTGTAGCGGGCTTCTTCCAGCTTGGGGTAGTAGCGTTTCCAGTTGTTATGGGCTACACATGAAGTTGCAACTTCTGTAATCTTTTGTTCACCCCCGACGATATCGTATTCGTTGGCGGCTTCGATCTCTCCCTTAACATTAATAATGTCAGCCTGCATCCCCTTGGCGATACAACGCATGACCGCCCGAAAGACGATCTTATTCTCCTGAAGGTAGAAATGATCTTCCTTTATGGATAAAAGGATCTCACGCTGATCCTCTGACGGGGCATGACAGAGGCAGGAAAGGATGGCGGTTTCGGCGGATGGTTCAAAGATGACTTCTTGCATAGGAAGCGTTAGACAGCCTCTTGGGCCTTTCGTTCACGCTTTCTTTGCAAAATTTCCATCATCGCCTGCCTGCGGCGTTCGCGCTCCACTTCCGAGATTACCCGCTTTTTCTTGGTTTTTTGGGGCGGTTTACGCACCACTTCTGAGGCTTTATCGCAAACTGTCCCCACTTGTGCATCATTGCTGACACTTTGCTCTAATCCCATCGAATTCGATGGGGTATTTAATCCCGTTGAATCTGACGGCATTGAAAATCCCTCTTGTGCCATTTTGTGGAGAGATCCGTCTTTACACCCGTGGATGACCACTGCTTGGCTGGAGATGATTCGGTCTGGGCAAGTAACACCCTGAACCGCTTGGGCTTCGGGGTCTTCAGCGTAGAAAACAATTTTCCCGTCCTTCCACTGGTAGTTAACACTTTTCCAATAGGTTCGGATAAGTGGTGTGTCGCGGCCAATCTCCATAAAGTTCCATCGGCAACGAACATCCCAAGGCTCTGGAACGTTTCCCGATTCCCTATAGGCCAAATTGTAAGTTGATAAAGATTGGGCTGAAGGACAAAAGTCTAAGAAATTAGGAGGGTAGACCGCACTGCCCACAATCATTTTGTAGATATTCTTTCCATTGGAAGCCATTCCGCCTTCGTAGAGATGACCAAGGATACCAACCTGTTTGTGATATTCGGCGTCGAGATCATCAACCCAACCCTCTTTCATCGGAACGCAGTCTGGCTCCCAGAAGTAGAATGGGGTATTGGTCGAATACATGGCAGCAGCCACATCGGCAAACATCTGGTTGGGGCCAAGGGGCCAGCCATCAAATCCGTCTTGGACAAACAATTGGTCTACTTCGGGAAAACTTTTCTTTAGTTCATGGATGATATCAGAGGCTCCAGATGTATCCTTCGTACAGCATAAAGTCGCCTTATGTCGCATATTGATGCCAAAAGCTGTAATCGCCTTGGCCGACTCCATGGCTAATTCGGCATCCCCATTGTGATAAGCAAAAGCAATATTCACTGTGCGTCGAAGTTGAGCGGCCAGCTAGGATGGATAGGGTCTTCCAAGCGAATACGAACGTTATTATATCCTTTACCTGTCAGCTTTTCGGACTCAAAAGTTGCCTCTTCCTTACTCAGTCCAGAGGCGTGAAGTTCCACAATTTTCTCTCCGTGGCACACAATGTAAGTTTTATTACTTTCGCTCATTTTTTCTTTTTTTTCTCTGATTGATTGATGTATTTTTGAAAGGATTCGGCGCAATCTCTGGCCATCTCGATTTCTGATTCTGGGTCAAAGAAGTAACCGCCACGTTCAGCGAACAACGCTTCCATTGGCATGGGGGTTCCTCGACGGAACCGTGGGCCAACAACGAATGGGGAAACAGAGTCTTCATTGATTACTGTAAGAACTACTTTGAATCGGGCCATGGTGTCCAATACTTAATCACACGTTCAAGTATATGTCCAATCCCGCTCCATCCATGGTGGGGGTGGTAATGGCAGGCCCATTTCAATGGAGGGTTTGACTCATCGTTTTTGATGAGGTAGATTCCCTCTGCATCGGGTTTTGTATTATTGTAATCGTTCCAAGTAATCATAGTAGGTATGACAAGAAAAACTCCACTTCGTTCAAAAACCCCATTAAGCAGGAATCAGCCACTTAAGCGCAGCGGAAGGTTGCGGAGCGCATCCCCCAAACGCCAGCGTGAATACAATGAGTATGCAAAGGTAAAGAAAGCCTACTTGGCACTGCATCCCATATGCGAGAAATGTAAGAAGGCGAAGAGTCAAGACATCCATCATAAGGCGGGTAGGATTGGTCGCTACCTTTGCGACTATAGCCTGTTTGCCGCGCTTTGTCGGGGATGCCATGATTGGTGCCACGCTAACGGGCGCGAAGCCCGCAAACAAGGTTGGATCATTGATACATTTCATACTCTTCAAGATCCCTCTCCAGAAGCTTCATCAGTTCAATCTCATAGCCAAAATCAGGTTCATACTGCCGAATAAGTGGGTTCCAGATCTTACCTTTGGGTGCCGTCCAGTTGCGGAAGGCATCAACGGCATTAACCCAGCTAGTCTCCAAAGGAGCATTCCACTCATACTCTGGTGGGAAGTTCCAAGGATAGGGTCGGGGTGGATAGGAAACACAACCACTTGTAATAAGTAATGCTATTACTATCCCTGCTCTTTGAAGTCGTAGAACCATAGCTCCTCCTCGCTTTCGCTAACCCATCTGCTGCCTGTATGCTCGCAGCTAAACTCTTGGCTAAAGACCCTCCAGTCGGGTTTCATGGGGAATTGTTTGGCAATAAACGATCCCCCATCCATCCACAACACACGATTGTTGGGTTGTAAAAAATATTGACCACCTTCTCCCACCAGCACATGACCGCACTTATGCCCAGCCGCCATCTCGCCGTAGCCAGAGGTATAATGAGGCCCGAAGCACCAGTCCAAGGTAAACATATACTTTGCTTTTTCAAAGGTTTTGTTCTTTAGCATTACGTTCGCTGCCCGATTCTTGCAGTAGTCCAAGATGTTAACAGAGCAATAGTAGCTCATAGAATCCCATAGCTGTATCCAATCTAGTGGGTAAGACGATCCTCCCGTATCCTCTGCATGGAGATAATGGATTGGAACACGGGCATGCTGGCTTCCGTATTCAGTCATTACACTAAACAACCCACACCGTTGGGGAATCGAGGTGAAGGCAAATACCTCGACAAGTTGTCTTTCCCTGCTGACACATGGTTCAAGATCGTAAAAGAATCCCTCATCTACAAAAGCAAAGAAGGTGGGGATATTGACGTTGAGATAGTTACTCATTGGTCGGCAATTTTACGCAGGAGTCTGGTCTGTTCCCGCAGTTCATAAAGTTGATTGTTGGCTGCAATCTCCGCACTCATACGGGCGTTTGATTCCGCCAACTCCGCATTAATACGACGAAGGGTAGAAAGATAGGTGTCCTCTTTGGGTTTGATATCCACAGATCCACTGATGACCTGTATCCGCCCCGAATCCAAATCATAGACTGTCCCGTTGAACGATCCGTCTTGTGCCTGAATATTAGCTGTTAGTAGTAATACTATTAGTAGTGGTTTCATAAAGAGATTGGAAGCGGGGTGGCGCAACTTCATTGGCCCCCAAGCCTTTGAAGTTTTCGCATTTTCATGCCGAGTCTCCCCGCCTCCAAAAATTGGGAGAGGACTCAGGTCGCTCAACCCCGCATTCGCAGTGTTGCCCTCAATGATCCCCTCCGAAGTATCCATAGATACATAGACCACAGCCCCTTCGGGGCGTTCAATGTTTTTTTGAGCATTTTTCCGCTTGCCATGTCTTACCCTTTGTGAGAAGTTAAAACAGTCTGATGTGAGAACCCAGACGATTTAATATGAACACTACTCTAACAATAAATATTAATCTGCCATTCAAGTGGCGGGGTGAGGGAGCATCTAGCAGTGTTCATTGTCGGGTTCTCAATCATCCCACGCCCCGTCATTTGAGTGGCAATTTTATTTATTGCTATGAAAAAGAATCAAACAGTCTATAGGCGGGTAACTAGGGGCGGATTTGTCCAGCTATCAAATGATCTCGTAAGAGATAAGAGGCTGTCATTCGGGGCGAGGGGCTTGCTGGCTATGGTGCTATCCAACGCCGATGAGTGGGTGGCAAATCGGGCTTATTTTGTAAATAACACCACAGACGGGGCCAACAGGGTCAAGACCTACTTTCGGGAATTGGAAAGTCTCGGCTATGTAAAGTATGAGCTTTCTGGCGGAGGTAAGGGAGGATTCTGCAATACTTGGACATTTTATGATGCGCCAGTTGCGGAAGATCAGCGTAGCAATCGCACAAATTGGCGTTCCCCTCTTTCCGTGGTCAAGGTTTCTAGCGCACGGGAAATTCCGTCCACGGGAAACTTCGACCACATTATAACACCAATATCAGAGAATACCAATATACAGAATACAATATATGATGAGAATATTGTATCGGGTTATGGGGATGAGGAGGAGTATCAGGGAGAAATTCGGGGATTGTGGTAATCGGATGAAATCCCGAAATAATCCAGTTACTGACCGAACCGATAAGCCGCGCAGCGCAAGTGTTCCGCGATGATAACGCAATCTCAATACCAAGCCTACCTTACAACTCCCTACTGGCGAGAAGTGAGTAGGGCCGTCAAAAAACGGGCAGGGTTCCGTTGCCAACTCTGTAATAGCCCCCTAGATTTGCAGGCCCACCATCGAACTTACGAGCATAAGGGAGACGAACTAAACCACCTTGATGACTTGATCTGTCTCTGTAAAAAGTGCCACAAGAACTTCCACGCTGTGGAACGCGAGGAGTCCCGCAAGTTTCAACGGAAGATTTCCAGACCAAAGCCAGAACCCATGACCGAAACCGTGGAACCAAACAGGCGGGACAAGGCCACAAATACCAGAGTCATCGATTCCAAGATTGTCGAAAGCCTCAAGATTAAGGGCGGAATGACGGCAGCTACTCTAAAAGCTTTAGGACTTAGTTGGAGTTTTACACGCCAACCCAACTGGCTATTCAAACTACGAGGACGAGTCATTACCGAAGAAGCCTACCAGCAAGCCTTGGCTGGCAAGAATGTCCGCGCCCAAAAGAAGCGCCGATAATATTTGACGTATATTGAACAACAGCTAGGTTTAAGTGTCAATATATAATCATATGATCAACACATCTACTCTACCTACTGAAATTCAGGAAAACCCCGAAATCACCATTGGCGAACTGGCCGTAAAACACGGATCAAGCTACCATGCCATGGCTTCGGCGTTGAAGCGGACGGGCATTCGGGCGAGGCGCAAGAAGACCACCAAGAGGCGCTTGTCCAACGGGGGAAGATCTTTCAAGATTTTGGGTTTTATTATGAACAACCCCGAAACCAACTTCACCGCCGTTGCCGAGGTATTCAACTGCACCCGCGAGTATGTGAGCCAGATTGAGGCCATCGCCCGTGAAGAGGGGATCATCAAATGACTGTTGGACGATTATATAGCAATGTTGCAGAGTTTCCCGATAGAAGCATTCTGCACATCATGCTAGAACAAAAAGAAAGGCAATTGGAGAAGGCCCGCCAAGCACTGATGATGTGCATCGCCCCCGATCCCGAATCCGAAAGACTTAAAGAGGAAGTATTGCTTGAGCAATGAAAGAAATCCCCGCAGGCTATGTGGAAGTAAGCAAAGGAGTCTATGAGCGTATCGATGTCATCCAGAAAAAATTCATGGGAGGAAAAGCCATTCTTCCAGCTAAGAGTAAAAGCCGTAACAGCAAGCCTAAACCGCCTATTCTCAATGGGGCCGTGGGGAAGGCTGGCGGAGAAAAAGCGCATACAGGCCGCATTCTTGTCCGCATTACGGTCTACAGGAAGAGATGTGTCGATCCCTGCAACGCAGGGCAGAAATACCTCGTTGACTGTCTCAGATATGCTGGAATTTTGGTCGATGACCGAGAAGAAGATATCGCGCTTGAAATCAACCAAGAAAAAACTCGCGGGGAAGAAGAGACGTTGATAGAGTTGTTTAATGAATCAGTGGAGTTTTGACGCCGATCTAAAAGTCGCTTACGATGACACAGGTGTTCTGATGCCATTTCCAGAACAAGAAGAAGGCTTTTGCGACAATCCTATCAGAAGGCTGTTTGAACAAGTTGAGGAAACCGATGTCGAAGAAGACTAATGGATCAAGCAACGATCAACTTTCTGGGGCGGGCTATCCTTAAATACCGCCAGTTCAAACTTTCGTTTGTTCCTCAAAAATATCTTATCACAGGCAAGGCCACCTCTGTAGGGTGGGCAGATGACAAAGAGCTACGCATAGCCACCAAACGCCCCGTATCCACATGGCTTGATGTCTTTGTCCATGAGACCTGTCACCTCGACCAGCAACTCCAAAGACCCAAGTGGCATGATGTCAGGGAGGATGCCCTTGGAAAGCTGGATGAATGGCTTGCTGGTAAGAAAGTAGACTATGTGGATAAATACATACGCCTCGTTGTTGAACTGGAATGGGATTGTGAAAAGCGATCCGTGCGAAAACTTGCCCGTAACAAACTACCCGTAGATCTTAAACGCTATGCCCAGATGGCCAACGCCTACATCTTGGGCTACCATTGGATGTTCAACAATCGTAAGTGGTGCAAGAAAAGCTACGAGACCACAAGGATCTGGAGCCAGATGCCCGAAAAAATCATATCTTTAAACACCGCGCTGTTCCCCCCAGCAAAACTTACCGACCCATACTATGATTGACCTACTTAACGGAAGTAATGGGAAAGACTACATCCCGTGTCCTTCCTGTACCCAGATTGATGAGATTAAACAGCTACTTGCTGAATATCAGACCTTTGAGGGAGAAAGCCCGATTATCTCAATTGATCTACTAATTTCGGAAGTCAAGATGTGGAGAAGTAAAGAAAGCTACGAGCGTAAGCTAAAATCCACCATGATTTCCTCCATGGTTAAGAAGCTAGAAAATAAAGGATTCCAAGTTGATGAAAACAATTGAAGACAAGTGGGTTGCAAGATTTATCAAGTTGGCCGAAGAAGTCTCCACATGGAGCAAAGACCCTTCGTCACAAGTGGGCGCGGTCATTGTCCGACCAGATCGAACCATAGCTTCTATTGGATTCAATGGATTCCCTAGAGGAGTTGAGGACTGCCATGAGCGTATCGCAAATCGCGATACCAAATTGTTGTTCACTATCCATGCCGAGATGAATGCTATCCTGTCGGCCAAAGAGCCACTTAAAGGCTACTCTCTCTTTGTTTGGCCCTTCCAACCCTGCGCCCATTGTGCGGCGTCTATCATTCAATCGGGGATCAAGGAAGTCTACTGCCCGTTCAACGCCCATCTGGATAGCTACGAGCGTTGGGCCGACTCCTTCAAAGCCGCCCTTCAGATGTTTGACGAGGCCGAGGTTCGCGTTATTTTCTCTTGACAACCCCAGAATCCTCGTCTCTATTAACCAAATTATGAGCGAAGGACTATCCAAAGTCTTTGAAATGGTCAGTGGCTGGAAAGAGTGTTCTCAGTTTGAACATGACCACGAAGGCTACATCACTACCGAACGAGTCGGAGAAGGGAAGGCAATGTTTCTTTGGCGGGTTGACAAAGAACCCGTTCACCTCGACCATATGTATATGGACGGAAATCTATTCGTCCGATTCAGCGAAGACTACCAAATAAATCTATGAGTGAAGAAACCAACCAACCAAACCCGTCCGAAGTGCTTACTAATCGCGTGAACAGCGCCTATGTGGCCAAGGACTACACGCTGCTTAACGGCGGCACCGATAACATCGTGATGATCCAAGGAGAGCGCAAAGACTCTGATCCCGTGGATGTTCTTCTTACCTATGATGGTATGGAAGAAGTCCTTAAGTCTCTCAAGGAATCCACTACACCGAAAGAAGAAGTCAAAGAAGAGTCTTCTGATGACTAGTATCTGGCTGATAGGTGCGGTAGGTATCTGCTATGGTATTGTTTCTTTAGAACAGGCTATTCGCGGAAACTACGCCCTGTCGATCATCTGGGGAGGATATTGTTTCTCCCAGTGGGGATTGCTTTGGGTAACGCTTTACGGAACCAAGTAATGGAAGCTCTAGGATCTATTTACGCAATGCTTGCATGTTTGTTTATCGGCTGGTGGAAAATTACGGGCAAGCACCTTGACTGATGGTTGACTCATTTACGTCTATTGTTTTCTGGGGGGCTATGCTTATCGTGACTCTCAAGGTTATTAAAGATCGTATTAAGCCCGAATAACAATGAAAATAACCACCGTTGTCGCGCTATCTATCCTGTCCACAATCTTCTGGGGAACATTTTCCTATGGCGTATATGCTCTCCTCTACTGGAAATAAACTGGAAAAGTGGATCAAAACCCGATCTGAGGACGAAGTTAAAGTAATGAACTTCCTCCAAGAATATGGGGTGGTGAGCGATAATGCCGTCTGGGCTAAAGATGTGGGGAATGACGGAAAGGCCATGCGGTGTATGGCAATAAACTTTGAACGTTTCAAGACCTACGCTGTCTAATATCGCAATGAAGACTTGTTTTGAAGTTGGTCAAAACGCCGAACAGCGATTTGCACGGCATATTAGTGGGCCTGTCTTTGCCACCAAGGAGCAAGACATCCATGAGCATTGGGACGTTAAGTCGGTAGCTGGCACCAAATACGATGTGAAGGCGATGAAGAAGTGGAATAGGGCCGACCCCGAATCCACAGATCGGATGCATTACATCGAACTACGCAACGTCAACGGAGAACTGGGCTGGCTTTACGGAGAGGCTGACTACATCGTCTTTGAAACCCGCGCCCACTGGATAGTGGTCAAACGCCGCACCCTCATGCCCTTTATCGAGGGATTGACAGAAAATAGTGAACAAAGCCTGAAACCCGCTGTCTATAGACTTTACCAACGCAATGGTAGAAAAGATCTGATGACCGTAGTGCCTACAGTAGACCTACTGGCCATTAGTGAAGAGATAATAAAGAAATAAACTAACTATGAATAACCAACAAAAAGATAATTCGGGAGCGTTGTTCCCGAACAAAAGTGATAACCCCAAAGCCCCAACCCACAAGGGTAAGGTGATGGTCAATGGAGTCCTCCTCGACGTTGCGGGCTGGAAGCAGAAGTCCCAAAAGGGAGTGGACTACGTCAGCCTCAAGTTCTCTCCTCCTTACAAGAAGGAAGAAGAAGTAGACGAGGCATTCTAATTTAGGGTGTCAGCCCATGGGGTGGGAGGTAATTCGACCTATCTCCCGCCCCAACCTCTAAAAATACATGAATAAAACAATTGAACAGCTTAACGACGATCTGGTCTACGCTGAAGCTACGTTAAGGATTTTGTTGGAATCCACCCGTGATTGGCTGGATAGCGAGATCAAAGAGTCTGGAGAATACTTCGTCAGGGGGCTGCAACGCCGAATCATAGATCGCCACCCCCAACTAGGCTGGGTTATTGACCCACTGGAGTTCTAGCTATGGCAGCAGGAAAGGGAGATAGACCCCGCAAGGTGAATGGCCCGAAGTATCGGGACAACTACGATTTTATTTATGCGAGCAAAAGTCATTGGAATCAAACAAGACCGCAACCCAGCAATCCATACCCCAAAACCCCGAAACGTGAACCCAAAGATCAATAAGCTACTCAAGGATGGAAGGCTGCTTCCCATCTACAATGCCATAGGAGAGACTTTGTGCCTCGTTGGCTACCGCCGCAAGGCAAGCAGCAGAAAAGCCAACCAGCGGCCACTTATGCTCAAACAACCCATACCTTTGGGCCCGATTGAGACCAACCCCGAAGCATGACCTACAAACAACTCTCAGGTCTAATAAGGGCAACCCTAACCAAAGAGCAGGAAGACAAGGAAGTAGAAATAAGGATAGGAGACCAGTCCTACTCCAACCTAGCCCTAGTCTCCACAGAAGAAGATACCTTCCTGCAACCCCAACCAGCCCGAACCTGTACACAAAATCCCGAAACATAGACACGTTCCCCCCAATATGTATAAGCCGTAAACATATTAAAGGATAGAG